ACTTTCAAACCAACCTGTACCATCTAATGATCGTTTAATAGCTCCTAGTAGTTTACCTAAGATACTACTTTCAGCTGGGTTTTGTGGGTTAGTAGGTTGAGTACCTCCTTCACTTGGTGAAGGGGTAGTTATAGTTAAAGATTCTATTACATCACCATGAGATACAGCTTTAACTGTTATTTCATACTCACCATTAGGTTTAACTCCCCAAGAATAATTAGTCACCCATCCTAAAAATCCATCATAGTTTCCATAACTATTTTTTCGTTCTTGTTTAATAGCTTCTAAAATAGATTTTAACCTACTATCTCCGGGCCCTGAGGTAGATTTTGGGTTGAAAAAAGTTTCATAAACACCATCTCGGGGGCTGGTCACTAAATTTCCACTGTTATCAAAGTACATACTATGACCCCACTCTAATAAAATGGTATATTTTAATCTTAAATAAAGAGTCTCAATAACATTAAATTGATAAACATTATGACATTTTATTTTGATTGTAGCTTCTTTAAGAGAACCTTGACCTTTTGGGGTTACATTAATGGATTCTATACCAGGCATTGGAACTAAACCAAAATCCTCAACAGAATTAAATCCATAAGCTTCTCTTTTACTAAGATTAATATCATAACTAGAAATAAGACCTCCTTTTAATTTTTTAGATAAGGAGTCAACAGTATTATAAGTACCTCCAAATAAAGTATATTTACGAGCTAAAAAAGAACCTTGATCTCCCCCTGGGAAACCTATTTCGACTAATTTATTACTAGTGACATCTACCCCAGAACAAAGTCTTACCCAACTAGTTTTTCCAGTTTCGTAGGCTAAAATATTATTATCTTTTTGAAAAGCTCCTAACTTACTTTGTCTAATTTTTATTTGTCCATCAACATAACTAGCAAAACTTTCACCTATAATTTGTCCCATATTTTTAATTATATTTGATTTAATAACCTATAATCTGATAAAATTTCTGTTATTTCAATAGGTATTCTAATTTGAACTCCTAAAGGAGGATATAATGAGTTAAAAGGTAATTTAGGGTTAGCTAAAGGTATAATCCACCATAAAGTGTGGTCTCTATAATACTCTATAGCATATAAATCATATCTATCTTCTTCTTGAGATATAACATAAAAATCAGTATCTCTATAAGCTATTTCAGGATACCTAGCCCCATAATAATATTGTCTTCCTAATGAAGATGTTACTATGGGAGTTACATTAACATACCTATTCATTTTTTATTCTAAAGGATTATCTTTATTTGAAATAAATGTTGAAGATCCATCTATAAGCTTATTATTATTATCAGCTATTACTGTAAAGTCAAACCCACTAACTTTAATTACCTTTGGTAACTTATAACCTGAACTTTCTCCTCTTGACCCATATCCAGTTCGGCCTATATCAAATCCTCCGTCAAATATCGGTTCAATTGAAAAACCTTTTAAAATACATGGGGTGTCTCTAAGATAATTTCCAAATGTAAGTTTAACAAAATTCCCACGTAGATAACCAGCTTCACTATAATTAGGAGCTAAATGACGAATAAGGTTTTGAAGTTTACTATAAATGGCTTTCATTTGATTATGATGGGGAACTTCTATAGTAAAATCTAGTTTAATACTTCTACCAAAAGACTTATACTTATAAAAAGAAGTACCATACCCTACATAATTATATTCATCATAAGAGCTATTTATACTATCACTAAAAGATTCAACATAAGCCTGCCAATATAGATATTGATTATTCCCAGGGTTATTGGCATTTATAAGGTTTAAAGCAAAAGGATATAATTGATTGCTAAATGGAGGGGAAGAACTTATAGGAGCGGTATTTAATCTTCTTGTATTTTCAGTATTAAATAAGTCTCTTTGGTTTCTAACTTGGTTAAAATTTTCTTCTCCTAAAAAAGGAGAATTAATAACTCTATAATTAGGAAAAAAAGTTTGTTCTTTTGTATTAGGATCAGCGAACATATCAACTTTTCCCTGCCTACCTATTTGATATAAACTAGCATTTTTGTCTTCCCTTTTACTAGGGGTCCATTCATAACGGTATTTGTCTCCATGACCATCATTAAGTTTATTTTGATCTAAAGGACCATATCTTTTTAATTGTTGATTTTCTTCATTAAACCCTGATTTATCTTCTCCGGGTTGGGAGAAAGGAGCATCAGGTCTGTCTTGACCTCCATCATATACTTTTGAAACTCCTAATAAATTAGTATAATGTGAAAGAGTTTTAAGAGAAGTAGTATTAGAAGAAACTTGTAGGGATGAAGAAATAAGAGAATCCTTATTAGGATCAGTACTTAAAGTACTATTATTATCTTGTGGACCATAAGTTTTTAATTGAGAACCATCCTCAGGATTAATCCCTAAAAATTCAGGATCAGGGTCAGGAACTTGAATACCACTTATTTCAGTATAAGTAAAATATTCACTAGAAGCTCCTAATAAATTAGTTAAATTTAAAGAAGTTTTAGAGTTAGCTATTTGGTTTGTAGAATTAGATTTAGATGTTGATATATCTTCACCGCTATATCCTTTAGAACCTACTGTAAACTCTGTTCGATTAATAGTAGTATTTAATCCTGTTATACCTGCTCCAGGTCCACCTAAATAATTAGATATTAATCTATCATCAAAAAGAGCAATACCATATTTAGTAGCATTAAGATCATTTACCCTAAGAGTTTTAGAAAGTTTAGAATTATTGTCTTTTTCTAAACCTATTTTTTTTCTTGATAAAATAACAAGCCTATTATCTTCAGGCTGAGAAAAGTTGTTTTTATATTCAGTATAATAGGTATTTCCTCCTATATTGAAAGAAAAATTACCTATATTGATAGGAGTACTAGGTAAATCAATAGGGGTTTCACCTAAGAGGTTTAAATGAGTACCTATAGCATTAACACCAACTTGGGCTATAGTACTAGTTGGTAAATATAAATTTCTAGGTGCTCCTGGTATTTTAGGGTTTTGTGCTGCTAAAAGGTTAGTATTAGCTATAAATCTAAGTCCTCTAACTGTAGTAAATAATTGGGTTAATCTAGAAACATCTTCAAATCCTCTTCTTAAGGCTCCATCCCTTAATATAAAATCAGGGATGTCAACTGGTCTTTCATCCGGTATGGGTTTAGTAATAAAAGGTTCCTTACTACTACCCATATTAGGTCTATCAAGTCCATATTTTATAGACTTGAGATTTGTTTTTAGATCAACTAAAGGCATTTAGTTAGAAAGTTCTCCCCTCAGGAGCGTTATTTCTATAATTATTTGAAGGAATTTTACCGTTTAAATCTAAAATAGAAGGAGCAGGTTTGTTTTTTAATCTAGGTTTACCATTTAAAGAATATTCATCATGTAATTTAGATCCTTTAAAATTAGGGATTTTAGCATCTCCTCCATCTAAGTTAGAGTAAATTGATCCTTGATTGAGTAATTGATTAATTATTGCCATGTTTATAAATATTTAATTATTGCATCTTATAAGACCCCACAGTCAAAGCAGTACCAACCTTATTACCATCTAAAGTGACAGTGCCTTCTTTAGCTAATAATTGATTTAATATGGTGTTCATTTGGTCCATTTTAGCTAAAAGAGGACTTAAATCCATTGAGGGAGATGATGTTGGAGCTTGTGTTCTACCAGCTCCACCTAAATTTGTCCCAGCTACAATTGAATCTTTAGGATTTAATTGAACTGTACCAAATTCCCCTGATACTACTGGTCCTTTTTTGGGATCAATAATCCCATCTTTCATTGTTTTAGTTTTGCTAATTAGGCTGATCATACCCGCAACCGCTATCCCAGCTAAAGGTAAACCCACCCCAAATGGGATTTGAGCTAATGTAGCGAATATACTTGTAACTGCTGAGATTATAGATTTAGCTGAGATAGTGGCTAGTATCCCAGCTAATGTTAAAGCTAAAGGATTTCCTTCTTTTAATCCATTTACAAAACTCGCAACAGCTCCTCCTATTATACTAAATCCTTCAATTAATGGTGATAATAAAAAATTTATAGCAGGGAGTACTGTAGATACTAAGTCCATTAAAGGAGATACTATCCCTAATATTGGTTCAGCTACAGATACAAATATATCTTGTAATTTAGCTACAGTAGCATTAAAACGTTCTTGTACAGATTGAGATTTAAGTTGAGCTGCTAATTTTTCATCACCTAATTTAGCGGCTATAGCATCATCTGACAAGCCTTGTTTTTTAAGTTTGTTATAGGCATCTTGGGCTGATCCTTCTTTCTCTCCTAACTTAGATAAAACTTCTCTATCTAAAATAGATTGAGCTAATTCATCACGAGATAATCCAACAGATTTAGCTAAAGCTTCTTGCTGGATAACATTCATCTTACCAAACTCAGCTGACCCACCTATTTGTTTAGCAACTTCAGCAGCGGCTGCTCCTGTTTCACCTTGTAAGGCTAAGAATCTGGCTTGTTCAAAATTTAACTGTTTACCAGTTAATAATTCAGCTTCTATTTCAGATTCAATAGAAGATTGAAAATTAAGTAATCCCTCAGATATTTTAGAGGCTTGTTCTAAATTAAGACCAAACTTTTTAGCTTGAAGAACATTATCAGCTAAAGCTTTAGTACTTTTATTAAATGTTAAAACAGTAGCCGCTCCTGTTTTAGCTACTTCTTCAACAATTTCTTTTTCATTAAGAGCTAATTTATTGGTAGCGTTAAAAGCAGTGGCTGCTCCTAATATAGAGGCTGTATTTTTAGATAAATCACCACCTGTAGCTTGGGTAATTTTACCTAAAGAAGTAGCAGCTTCAGCACTATAACCAGCTTGTTCTGTTATTTGAGCATAATCTTTTAATAATTCTCCACTTAATAAAGTATTAGTACCAAAAGCTTTACTTAAAGACATTTGAGCTTTGACTAAATTTTCAGTTGTAACATAAGTTTCACCTGAAAGATTAGCTATGGTAGACATTGATGAAGCCATGTTTAGGCTTTCTTCATAGCTAACTCCCATATTTTTAGCTAATTCTCCTGTGTTTTTATCAGTTTTAATTAAAGCATCTACTAATTGAGTTATAGCAAATTGAATTAGATTAGCTTTGGAAAGCATTCCCTTTAAATTTTCCCCTGCTCTTTTAGTAAATTCTCCAACAACATTAAATTCTTGACCTAATCCCTCAGCGGCTTGACCAGCTTTTAAGGTATCATTTAAAGCCTCTGAAAAACCAAAGTCTGGGAGTCCAAGTTTTGAAAGAGCTTTGTCAATTCCACCTGCTATTTTAGGCATAAAGCCTAACTTACTATTTATATTTTCATAAGTATCTTCAATATCCTTTAAATTTTTTTCTAAATCTTTAGCTGATGTTATTTGTTTATCTATCTCTTCTGTTGATTTTCCTTGTTTTATGTATGCATCTCTTACATTCTCTAGATTTCTTATATTTTCTCGAGTTTGTTCTTTTAATTTTTTAAGAATCTTATCATTAAGATCACTTTCACCTCTTCTAATAGCTAAAGCTTGTCTAGCTATATTACTAATATCACTAAGAGATGATTTTTGCATTTTAAGATACACATCTTGTTTAGAAAGTTCATTTAAACTATCAGTAAGAGATTTATTAATATAATCTAAATCACCTCTAACACTGTCTAATCTATCTTCAACTCCTCTTAAACCATCTTCTAAAGCTCTAACTGCTGTAGTAGCATCTCTAAATTGATTAACATCAAAATTTTGAAAAGGATTAGTTTCTCCTAATCGTCTATAAGCAGCTTCTAATTTATCTAATAATCTTTGGATTTCTTGAGGGTTAGGAGTAGCCATTTAGTATAATTTATTTTATTATAAATATGAAAAAGTAAGACCCTTACTTATATGTAGGGGTCTTCAAAAACTCAGGGGCTTGGATTTTACCTTTAGAATCTATAACTGTGGTTTTACCTTGACCAGAAGATTTTTCATATTCTTCTCTTTCTTTAGAGTAATAATTTTGTATCTCATTAAAAGTAAATCTTCTAAGCCATATGGGCATGTTATAAATTTCACTCCATGAGTATCCTCCTTTACCATGAAATACTATTTCATGAATTTGCTTAAATAAACCTAGTCTAGCTTGAGGGATTATATCAAATGTCAGGCCAAAAAAAGTTTAGATTTATTGGGATAGCAATCTCCTCATTGCTATCATCTATAAAGGTTAAATCAACATCAGGCTGGGTTTCTTTAATGTGTTTTCTTAAAGCTCTAGAATCTCTAGCTAAAAGATAAGTGTCTACAAAAGTTCTAATATCTTTAGGTTCTGAAGAACCATTAACTGAAGTAATTATATATTTTAATCGAGTTGAGAGTTCAGGGGAATTATCTTTGTTAATCTTTTTTAATCCTTTAATCTCAGCATCTATTTTACTCTCATCATGCCCTGTTAATATTTTATATGTTATGGGAGTACCACTGTCAGGCAAGGTGTATGGGAAATTATTCTCCCCAGGAATTATAGAAGATTCATCAAAAGATTTATTTTCTAAAGTTGATAAATCAACAGTGTACTGTCTATTATTATAACTAAAAGAATAATCTTTACCATAACCTAAAACTCTAGCTGCTACTAGTAAAGCGTTTTTATCTCCTATAATTAAGTCTTTAATATTAATTTTAGTTACAACTAAGGATTTAAGAAGTTCATCTAAAACAATACCTCTTTCAATATAAGCTTGATTAGTTAAAATATCTTCTTCTTTAGCTGTCATATACTTCATTTCTACCTTGCCATCTCTCAAAGGATGGCCTTCAGGATATAGTAAACCTTTTGAAGGTAATTCTATAATTTCAGTTGGGAATTTAAATTCACTCATTTTTAATAACTTTGTTTATTATAAATATATGAAAACAAAAAAGAGCGCGAAAAATCGCGCTCTCTTTCTATAATTATTTTCTATTAGAAATTCAACACACAGTAATCAGGTTGAACTGTCATTGTTAAATTAATTATTCCTTCGTTATCCCAATTATATTCACCAAAATTAGATTCAGTAATCAAGGCTCCTTTGATAATCCATTGAGATACAACATCCCCTACAGGGCCTAAAACATCAAATGTTAAATCCTTTTTATAGAAATCAGAATATCCATCTCTACCAGTGATTGATTCATGATGTAATCTCACCCATTCCATTACTGATTGGGCACCTGAAGGTGTAATAGGGTCAAATAAGGTAAATTGGATAGTACCCCACTTTGTTTTACCCTTTACAAATCTTTGAATATTGATATGGTTAAGCTCAAGAGCTCCTTGTGTTACTGTTATAGCACCAATAGCCTTTACTAGATAGCTTGGGAATCCATCAATATACATAATGAATCTATTCTGCTGTTTAGGCTCAAATGGTGTGAAAAATATTTCGTTTGGATCTAGTACTGCCATTGTTGTATTTTATTATAAATATTATATATCTAAGTTTTTAATTATTAGGCTGGAAACTCAGCTCCTGTTGGTAATACATTGAAGTCAAGTACTATAAATTCAGCTGTTCTGGTTGGTTGGATGAAAATCTGACCAACTAATTGATTTCTATCAATTACATCAGGAGTATTGTTTGAATCATCCATGACAACTCTAAAAGCATATACACCTTGTCTTTGTTGAACACTTTCAAGATATGGGTTAACTTGGGCTAAGAAAGCATTTCTTGTAGCAGCTGTATTTTGTTCAAATACTAAGTTGTTAGCTACTTGGCCAATAAAGCTCTTAAGCTCAATTAACAATCTTCTAACATTAACTCTGTCAAGAGCACTAGCTCTTTTCTGTAATGTTTTCTGACCAAATACTGCTGGGCCTGTAGCTGGGAAGTTAGCTATTGGATTGACATTATTTTCATATAATGTGTCTCTGTCTGATCTCTGAAGTTTTCTTTCAGGTCTAATTACTTGAGTCAATCCTCCTCTGTTAATACCAGCAGGTGCAAACCAAGGTTCAGCAGCAGCATCATTAGCAGCATAAACACCAGGAATTAAGGTTGATGCTGGTACCCAATTGAACTTACCTGTGTCTGGGTTTAGGATTTGAACCCAAGGCCAGTAAGCTGCGGCGTAACTATTATTAATACGATTAGCTTCAGTTGTAGTAGCAACTATAGTAGATCCATGAGCAACTAAGTCAACAACTGCTATAGCATCTCCTCTATTTTGAACTGTTGTTATAAGAGTATTTAATTGTGAAGAATAATCAGCATAGTATAAACCAGGGACAGTTATTACTTTATAAGAATATTCTTCTTTATTAGCTAACAAATTAAGAGCAGTTGTATAAGCAGCCCCAGTTAATCCTTGAGTGTTTAAAGAGTTAATATCATCATAAAAATTAGCACCACCAATATTTAAACTTCCAGTAGCACTATCAAAAGTTCCACTTCCAATCAAAGGTATAGAGGCTGTAAAAGCTGATTTAACTGTACCATCACTATTAAAGTAATTAGGAGTTGGGTAGTTAACAGTTGATACATAAACGTATCTACTAGCGTTAGGATAGTTACCAATGGTTTCAAGATAAGTCTCATCCCCATTAGTAATTATTTGTTGGTAAGTATCACCAATAACTCTAGCCACATAATTACTCTGCTCAGGATCAAGTGAAACATTAGCATATGTTTCTAAAATAACTTTTTCATTAGTTATATCATCTCCTCTTCTAATCAATAGAGTAAATGTACCTGAACCTGTATCAGCTTGAGAAATTTCCCATCTGACATTATCAATAGTTCCGTTTGTAAGAACACCAGCTGAATTTTCAGTACCGCTGCTGTTATTTATGTCACCTTCTGAAATGGTTTTCAAAACAAAAGGAACATTACCTGTTATATCGTTAGCTTGGAGGGTAAAACTCATATCAGTATTACCAGAGCTTCCAGCACCAAAACTTTGTGATCTGAATGTAATAACATCTCCAACAGCAAAGTTTCCACTTTGACCTGTAATTGTAATAGTTGAAATGGAAGATGTAGTGTCTAAGGTTATAGAGGCTGTCACGTTAGCATTAGAAGCTGAAACACCTGTAAATTCTCCGAGTGTACTTCCAGAAAGGGTAAAACTACCAACAGATGTAAGAAGAGCATCAGCTGTTGTACTTAAAGGACCTGGTACTCTACTAAAGATGTTATTACTAATAGCTGAAGTCCAACTAGCAGCTCCACTAACTACTCTGGTTACTAACAAAGTAGTACCACCATTTTGGAAGTAGTTATAAGCTGAGATTGAAGTGAGGTAAGAATATGTTTGGTTACCACTAACAAAAGTAGTGCCAAATTTATTCTGATAATCACTATATGAAGTTACTACAGTAGGAATTTCAACTGGTCCTTTAACTGTAGGACCAACAATAGCGGCACCTACCTGTACCGGTTGTTGAGTTATAAATGACTGGTCATTTTCTCTTGTAAATACACCAGGTGATACTATTTGTTCTGCCATGTTGTTTTATGTGTTTAATTCTTATTAGGTTTTTGTGAATAGTCCTGATTCTAAATCAATAGAACCATTACCATACTTTTCAGTCAATGATTTTCCCAAATTAACTTCTTCTTCTCTCAATTGAGTTAAAGATTCAATTAATTTGTCTTTTTGAGCTTCTAACACTTGTAATTGATATTCTACCTGTCCAAAATTATTAATCAAATTTTGTTGAGTAGTTTGTAACTGCTTGATATTATCAAGTTCTTCTTGGGATAACTGTATTTGTTCACTCATAATATAAATATTTTATGTTTTCTATAAATATCAGAGTTTTTCTCAAAAATTTCCTGTGTCTGTGTTTTGGGGATTTTTTATATCAGTTGTTTTTTGAGGACGATTATTAATACCATTTATATCAACAATAGTTTCAGTTTCAACTACAAATTGACCTACACTAAATACTTTTTTATCTACTGTTAGATCTTTTTGAGGAATGTCAGGTATAATATACCCATTCATACTAATATCAAAAGTAGCTTTAGCTATTCTATCTGTACCATCTGTCAATTCTGTGACAGTAGCTATAGAATCTATATTAGCTTTAAACTTAAACCTTTCAGGATTACCCCAATATGAATCAGAAGCATATGTGACTGATTCAACTATTTTGTTAAGTTGTTCCATGTAATAAGTCATAACAATACAACTATAACTAACTGTTACATGGTTTGGTACAACTACAGCGTAAAATTCATTTATAGGAACTCTGTTATTAAGAATACCAAATTTATCATAAGCGTTTTGCTTATTATACCTTTTTTGAAAATATGCTACATTAATAGGATTATTAGCGTCTAATTTATTATATTGACCTTTAACAGGAGTAACAGAATTTCTCTTAAACATTATTATAGGGGCCATAATCTTTCCCTCCTTATCTCTATAATACCCATCACGTTGAATAGACTTCCATCTCTCAGGTGAGCCATATATAACAGGAACAGCTATTCTTTGTCCATTTTGTATTACAAAAGGTTTGATAACATTTTGAAAATAATACATTATAGACTCATCTATATCTTTAAATTCTATAGAAAAAGGCTTAGTAGTATCTCCTTTAAAAGAATTTTTATTT